CAGCAATGCAAGAATCTGCTGACACTGAAGGGTTTTATAGCAACCGCACACGGTTGAAAAAACCTATAGTGGTAATTGTTGTTAACAACTATTGAATAAAGCTAGGTATGTGACCACTCCCGGTACAAAGGCTAACAGCCAGAAACATGCAGCTGAAGGGATTACTGACTCACCAACCGATAACGGTCGTCTTGACAGTAAACAACCGAAGGCGGTAAACTTTGGCAACCGAAAGTGGTAATTTTAGACTTACCGAAAACGGTCGGCTGCGAAGAGTAACAGTGGTTGCTTCTAGAGGGGTCAGTACTAGCTGTACGAGCGCACACACAGTAAATAAATACCCACAAACATATGACTCACATGTAATTTATTATTACACATATGTGCAGGCTCAGAATGCAGTTAAACACCATAATTAATAACATGAATACAATACAAGAATTACATACGAGTTTTTCTTCTCTTAGCAGTTTTGCCCACGCGCTTCACAGTAGTATTACCTGTAGTGTAATCTACCCTGGGACGCTTCCTACCATTTAGCATACCCATAGTATACAAGAACTTGCGTCCCAAAGGTGTTTGATCCAACTCTGAGGTAAATTTATCAGTTAAATCAACATCCCAAAATGAATATTTCTCAAAAGGATCTGGTTTGTTTGCTGGAGGGACATCCGCAGGACACATTGTTGCTAGAGATTGAATATATCTGTAAGTGTCCTCCAAGTTCTGAGGTGGCGCTGGAACAAATGCTAACTGCCAATTTTCAAGTATAGTAGGATCCATAGCATTGATGTGGGCCAACACATTAGCCTCTAAAGGTACCTTACAGAGCTGCATAACTATTTCAAGCTCTAACTCTTCAGTGTGACGCAAAAACTTTTTAAAATCAGCCTTCTTGTAAGTATAACCCTCCTCCATAGGTCGTGCACCAGTATACACTGATAATATAAAGTTAGTATTGTGGGTATTGTCTAATAAGGTTATAAAAATATTATTACCCCATGCAATACCATTATTTTTTCCTTGAGCCTGATGTAACCAATAAGGCCTGTTGAAAATTGTGGCTTCACTGGAGACCAGGGAACCACTAGGAGTTGGAAAGTAACTGATTTTACCTAAATTACCATCTGGTAATGTACCAGTATTTGGAGTAATATAATAAGCTCTTGTAGGTTCATGGGGTAAGCTGTCTCCGTCTACACCACCTTTGACAAGCATATGTCTAGTGTAAACTTGTTCTCTTTTACCAAAAAACCAAACTCTGTCTCCATAAGTATCTTTGGTCATTTGAACAAAGTCTGGCCATTTACAAACAGAGTTTATAACATCTAAAGGAGCATCAGATCTAGAAGCTGAAAAATTATTGAAGTTTACATTACCCAAACCTATATCACTCATGTCCCCGTCTTGAATAATACTATGCATCAACTTTATAGGTGGACAGGAGTTAGGTGGTGGCGCTGGATCTTTGCAAGGTTCAGCAATATCCCAATGCTGACCTGTTGCTGGTAAACAACCCACTATAAAAAGCTGATTTTGTTTGGGGTCAAATGACATATTTTGTCTACTGTCATCTACCTCTGCAGGGGCATAAACATTAGGATTTTCCGTATCTGCCAATCTGTCAAATAACGGATGACCAGTCGTTCCTATGCCTAGAGGACCACCTCTGTCAATCTGTACACCTCGTAGTCGCCATACTAGCCTTTCCTTTTCTGGATTATAAACAGACTTATCTATCAAAGCAAATTTATTAGGATCAGGTAACTTCAATCTTAAAACTCTAAACTGATTTCCAGACACCTTTGGAACCTCTATTGCTTTAGTAGCGTCATTCAAAACGTCAAAGTAAGGATGGCCAACAGTCAACAGTCTGTCCGAATTGGCATGAAAATAAAGATTCGTCGGTACAATATAATCATCAGTCGATAGAACAGTCGCCACAGGTTTAGCAGGAGGAAGATAAAGCCGTCCAGTGTTAGGGGTCCAAGTAGCCATCTAAAAGTAAAGAGAGGAGGAGTGTTTGCGTTTGCGCCTTATATTAGCAGGATGTATATTATAATCGGAGTAATTAACATCAATACTAAATGATGGAGTAAGAGGTAAAATATTGCTGCTTATGTCTGTGGGGTATATAGCCCCGTTATCTATTATAGTAGGATGTAATACTGATAGTCCTTTGGCATAATCATCTACAAACACCCTAACACCAATACCCGGGGGGATTACAGGTATGTCTATGGAATCAGCTGCATTTGCTGATGTCAAAATTAAATGTGTGCCTGAAAAATCTTCTTCTACTGAATCTATTAATGCTGCATCAGAAAATTCAAGAGAGCCATCTACCGGTTGTTCAAAGGGATTTATAAAAGATGAACTGGCTAGGTCATCTACTACAGTATATTCATGGCTATACTCTCCAAATGTTCTTAGTTCTATAGCTTCCTTAGGTATAGGAGATATGTCATAGTAAAAATGTACACGTTGGCCTACTTGTAAGCCACTCCTCATAATCATTCCCTCCCTTTGACCTAACCTACTAACCCTGACTGTACCCGCTGGTGATTCGCCATATCTGATGTCACTTAAGCGAATTAGGTCTGTCCCTGCCTCATCCTGCCCCTGTGTTGCTAACTCCTGAACCTCCCTGTTGAACACGTCAGCTATTTCAGCTTCAAAGGCGGGATTTTCGAATTCAAATGTAACCCTCGGGGTAGAGACGGAAGCGAGTTGTGTTGTTGGAACTTGTTGCACATATCTATTATACAAATCTCTAGCTCGACTGATTGCGCGGGATGATAAGGGAGTACTTCTTAAAGGGCCCTCATCAATTTCAAATTCTTGTCTTAAATTAATTTCTTGTAATTCTATACTTTCAGGTTCAAAAGCTCCTATATGTTCCCCATGAAATTGTGCATCAACAAATACATTGTAATGTTCATCAACATGTGATGCATGAGTCTGCACAGCTAATTCTGTGTCAGTAATTGAAGTATCTAAAAGAATCCGCTTGGGAGGAGGAGGTTGTACTTGAACATCTATCTGAGCTACATTGTTTGTATCATATGTAACGGAAGGATGTTCACCAACACCAGTTACTTCAGAAACAAGATCTAACTCAGTTGTCACATCTATGGTTTCTGTAGGCAAACCAGGACCAGCTCCAGGAACATCTATTACAGCAGGTTCTGGTAATCCATCTGTTAATGGCACAATAGCAGGATCCAAAGGTGTTACTGGTAATACTTCACCTGGAACTACTGTATCTACAGGAATTGCAGGCCTTACTGGAGCCCTGGATATGCTAGGCCTTGTGCCTCCAAAAGGTGTGTATCCATATTGACCTCCACCACCCTTACCAGTTCCAATGCCCAAGTTACCCAAATAAAGAATACTTCCAAATGCCTTTAATAAAATATCTGCAAGAGTATTGCCTGAAAGTTTATTTTCAACATCAGGAAAGCAATCCCCACCTAAAGCACAACTCCTATGTAAATCTGTAGGAGATGCCCGTTTCCTACGTATTCGCATCATTATTACAAAGCATCTAGAGAACCATATGAATGTGTAGTATTTTTAGGAAAATGCACAGAATTTGCAAATAAATCCCTGGACTCTTTACTTAAAAATGCAATAAGTACCCGACCCTCATGTCCAACAGCATCCTTAGTCACCCATTTCCATACTGTACTTATATAAAGAAAGGGAAAATTGGCTTTTGTTTGGATTCTATACCTCCAACACTTTAATGTATTCTGAGGCCCTCTGACAAGTATTATATACGGATCCCGAGCCTCCTTTTGAAGTCGTTCAAGTCTCGATAGACCTGATCGTGCAACTGATCGATGGCTACTTCCAACTTCCTCAGCAGAGATTCCACCGCTGTCTGCTTCGTCTCCGCTTCCTCCTCCAGTTCGTCTTCGTTTGCTGGGGGTTTGTTTTCCTTGTTTTCGTCGCCTTCGTCGTCCGACCGAAGATGGTTTTTTGGAAGCCCCAACGCTCTGCGTCTGTGCTTGTGGCGTTCTTCGTCCGTCGGCCTCCTCGGTGGATCTGGAGGGCCCCGGCTCAGCGACAGAGTTGGTGGTAGAGTGAGTTGGGGTCCCAGACGAAGACCTCCGACCGTTGCTGTTGGCAGGAAGGGAGATTTGTTCATTTTTAACATTCACAGTCCACTCATTTTTAGTTCCATATCTGGCAGCATCACTTTCAAATAATAAAAAGTATACTACAGTTCCATCCGTTTCTCTATAAAACAACCCATTATAATCTGTTTCTCCTTGAACTTTATGCCAATTTTCCTCATCATCCTGGTAGTATATCCATGTCCAGTTTGTATATGGAAATGTATTTAAAGGATTATGATCAAACCAAACTTCTACATCATACCCTCCTTTTTTAAAACAATTTCTAGGAGGCGAATTAAAAAAGTCAGCATTTACATCTTGCAAAGACCACTCTTCATCTGCATAGGGTGATTTTTGTAATGATCTAAGCACAATTCCCATCTTAATAGCTTCCTTGGCATGGTATTCAGATACCTTTAATGTTGGAATATGATATAGGCCCAACTGTGTATAACCTTCTTTTCTAACATAATATTCAAGTACACTTTGTTTCCTTAATAAATCAAAGTGTCTAATTTGCGAAGGTAAATCAGTTGGTGCTTCTTCATAAATGTTCATCAGGGCTGTTTGCAATGCATCTAAACGTTCTGTCAGATCTGATTGATTCATGTTGGATGTTTTCTTCTTCCAGGTCTAATTGTCTTGACAGTTTTTGGAAGAAACACTTCCACACCTGATTAGTAAAATTATAAACAGGAATGCCATGAGTATCAAACGGTAACTTATTTGCAAATTCAAAGCACATTAACCTACTATGTAAATATTGTAAGGATTCTTCCTTTACAACATCAATATTACTGGTTAATATCAAAGGTGGTAGTTTAATTTGTTGTGGCACTCTATGTTTTGCATCTACACACATTGTATTGCCATCTAAGGCTCCTCTCATGTTTTGATCAATGTATTGCCAACATGGATAAGTCACATCATCTAACAGTGCAAATTTACAATCTAATAATGGCTGTAACCAGAAGTTACTTGTTTTATTTACAAATGACAATATTTTACCTTGTAAGAATTTAACAAGTGAGTAGGCAAAAAATGATTTTCCTGTATCTGGTGGTCCATAGAATAAAATACAATTTTTTTTAGGAATTCTTTTACACAATGTTCTTAAACATGTGAGGAATTGTATTACATTAATATTTTGGAATTTTAGAAAATTAAGTATAAGTTTCCAGTCTGCCTCGCCTTCACAATCATTACAACACTTCCATATCCACTGTGAAATACTCATTTCTCTCATTTCTTGTCTGAAGTACAATTTTACCATAGTACAGCAGTCTCTAACATATTTTAATTGAACATTGCTTTTTAAAAATGCAGCAGCATTTGTATCTTCATCTGCTAATAAAGCATAACCATAAGCAATTTCTGCTTCTTCAGTCATTCTATTGTCATACGCCCATTGAATCATTTTTGACAACTCAAATGCTTCTGGCTGTGTTGCCACCTGATGATTAAATTGTGTCAGCTTTGTCACCCACGCTGGCAAATTATTGTACACATAAGATGTTTTAGATACACTTCTTTTAAAAAAAAATAATGCTGCAGGTACGCTCCTACTTCTAGGAGGATCTGATAAAAGATGACTATCTGTAACATGCAATATGTTGCAAAATAGTCTTTCAACGGTTTCTCTATTTTTTCCATGCTTAAATTGCAACACATATAATCCAGAAAAATCACATAATATCACCTGAAAATTTTCACAATGCTGCTGTAACAATACTTTTGAACTTTCAAGAACTTCTGTTCCCGCTGCATACACAAATACAATCCAATTTTCACAACATGATTTGTGACTTTTAAATTGTCTAGTAAGTTCATTGTAAGATACACCAAATAAAGTCTCACATTTTACAAACAATAGCGACCGCTTACATTTGCTGTTTAAAATACTATTACATGCGGCACTTAATGTGTCGCCGCCATTTTCATTTGTTTGCACTTCTACCTGTTCAGAAATAAGTTCAGCTTCATCTTCGCCTAATCCACTGTCCTGAAACAATCTCCTTTTACTTTGTCTTTCTTTTTCAGGTGAAATTTTAACAGCTTCCAGTCTCGGGCTAAGCTCAGCCACAGATGATCCCTGCGGACTTTGAGCATACTTTCGTTTTAGTAGTGAAACAGTTTTATCACACTCCTCTGCACACTGTATGTTGAACAACGCCAGGGAGTTTCCCTGTTCTTGAAAATTCTCATCGTCTATTAGATTCGAGACTGTAGAATCACAATCACTTTCATCAAACAATGTATCTAAAGTCTCTATGTCATCCATACAATCTGCTTCATTTACAATAAACCATGAACTGTCATCTACCGAGTCAATACCTTTAGAAGCGTCTGCCATTTCGCACGGTGGTCCTGGAACACCCAGCGCACAAAAAGGACAGCTCGGTCGAAAGTAGAAGTTGCTCCAATGTGTAAATGGCTCCAGTTGTGCAAACTACAGAAATCCTGATACACTTGTTACACCTAGTGCATAAACTATCCACCCTGTAAGGTGACAATTGCTCCTCCTCCGGTGTTTCATCTAATGACAAACTTTCATCACTTAATAAATTTGCTGGTATCACCAATTCCTCTAAATGCAACTCAACATCCTTAATTGTTACTCTATCACCTTTCATTTTAATATTCTCTGTTAATACAATCTCTACAAGGGCCTCTCCAATACCCTCTCACTAAAATAACATAACAATCTCTAGCTACCAAATCAAATTTCTCTTGCAAATCTAACCCACTTAAACAATGGTTACACCTCATGTAAATTTGATGCAATGGTGTTCCCAAAAGATCATGCAAAGTAGACGCCTTTACAGCACATTGAAAATGATTCTCATTTTCATATCTAGCACTAGCATACAAACATTTTGAACAGCATGCATAAGCAACTTTACATCTCCAAACCAAACGCAATTCTTTCTTATGAAATTTGGCTAAATCTACAATATCAAGTATAGATTTACAAAATATACATTGCAACCTTAAATCAAACAAGCAAATACCAAAATAATTACAATACGATCGCAAATCGTTAGGAAAGGGATTCTCCAT